GCCTCAGTAGCACCTCCCGAAATGGAGCTTTTGAGGCTTTCAATTTCCAATGATGGCTATACACAGCCAATTGTGAGTATGGATAACTTAGACGGATCAAGAGAGGTTATTGATGGATTCCACCGTAACAGAGTTGGAAAAGAATGTGCCGACATTCAAAGCAGGGTTCACGGTTATTTGCCAGTTGTTACAATTAGAGAAAGTCAATCCGACAAAAATAATCGTGTTGCTTCAACAATTAGGCATAACAGAGCAAGAGGAAAACACCGTGTTGATTCTATGAGTGATATTGTTGTGGACTTGAAAAAAAGAAATTGGAGTCCTGAAAAGATTGCAAAAGAATTGGGAATGGATGCCGATGAAGTTTTAAGGCTTTCTCAAATTTCTGGATTGGTTGAAATGTTCGCCAATGAAGATTTTAGCATTGCTTGGGAGGCGGACGGATTTGATTATGATTCTGAAACAATTTTAAGCGATGACTAAACCAATCCAAACCAAAGAAGAAGCAATCGAAACTGTCAAGAATGGTAACAAGAGTTACTATTTAAAATGTTTAGGATTTGCAAGGGAATGGGTATCGATTCAATTTAAGCCTTTCACGAGTGAGGATTTAAAAAAAGCTTATTTTGATTTGGGGAATGATCCGCCGGATGAAAGTAGAGTTTTCGGCGCTGTTTTCAAGACATTAAGCGATGAAAATTTGATTTTGTACTATGACTTTGTAAAGGCTAAAAACAAGGTCGCGCACGGCAGGGATTTGAAAAGATGGATATCGGCTGCTTATAGTCGAAAACAAGCGGAAAACGCAAGTAGAAAAGAATCAACGTTAGATTTATTTAAAGACAATTAATTATGGATGAATTAAAACACTTAATTAAAAACCTTGGAGTTGATAAAGTTAAAAAGATGCACGAAGAAAGAATATCTCACGCAAGAACACATCCTAGAAATCCCTTTTTTATTGGAGTGATTATAGATAGTGAACAAAAATTAAAACAATTAAAAAATCAAAAATTATGAAACCAAAAAAATTTAAAGAGGCAAATGTAACTTTTGCAGAAAATCAACCTGAATATTTATCGTTACCAGCATTTAAGAATAATGATGCAAATGGCGAGGTTGTAATGTGTTGGCAACTATCATTCAAAGAACGGTTAAGGATATTATTTAAAGGAGAAATTTGGCTTTGTTTATTATCTTTCAACAAGCCTTTAACCCCTAGCTTTATGACTACTAAAAAAAGTGAAGTTTTAACAACGGAGAAACCCAAATAACCATGTTCGGACTATTCAAAAAGCTCACAACAGAGCAACAGCAGGAAAAAAGGGTTTCGGAGTTGATGGCATCATTAACATCTGATGTAGAGTTTGAGTTTTCAGATTTGGAAACTGTACAAATACTAAATATGCTTCGCCGTAAATATTCGGACCATCTGGAAAACAAAGTATCGGAAGCTTTCGAGCGTTCGGTTAATGAAAATCAGAAAGCAAACGAAATTAAAGAAGCTATTAGTTATTTGGAATAATTGTTTTATATTTGTCACGTGTTATCTATGGTGGATTTAACACAATCTAAAGACATTTTTTACCTAAAGCCTTAAGGGAGTAGTTGCCACCATCAACGAAACCTAAGGCTTTTTTGTTTATTATGAGTATTATTAAAATGAATTTCGATACGGAAGTTGCCAAAAAAGTTGGTACGGATTCCGCAATTATTTTGTCAAATATTGAATTTTGGATAGGAACTAATAAGGCAAACAAACGACATTTTTACGATGATAATTATTGGATGTATAGCAGCGGAAAAGCATTTAATGAGGTATTCGATTACCTTTCAGAAAGTCAGATAAAAACGTGCTTGAATAAGTTGGTAAAGTTTGGTTATTTAGAAGTTGGAAACCATAATAAAAAGGGTTATGATCGTACAAAATGGTATTGTATCCCTTTAAAATCACCCATTAGCGATTTTTCGCCAATGCATTTGTCAGAAATCGCTAATCCATTAGACGAAATTCGCCAACCAATACCAGATTATAAAACAGATTTAAAAAAGAATAATAATGTTATTGATTTTGAAAAATTAAAAACTTACTTCAATAAAGTTTATTCTAAAAAAAGCATAGTGGTTACTGATGAAGTAAAAAAGGCTTATAATCTTAGAATAAAAGACGGGTACTCAAAAGAAGATATTGTAAAAGTAATTGATAACTGCTATTCAGATAATCATCATAGAGAAACAAATTACAAGTACGTAACATTAGAATTCTTATCAAGACCAAAAATATTTGAACGTTACGCATCTATGGAACATAAAAAACCAATTTCACAAGTAAAAGACGGTCACATTAACTACTAAAAACAAATGATAAAAGGCTACGAAATACTAACGGCACAATCGGCACAGGAAAGCTTATTGGAATATCATAAACAAGGGGCGTTGCGTGGTATTTACTTGGGTTTTGCACCTTTGCATCAGCATTACACAATGAGCTTGCCAGGAGTTACAGATTGGACCGGATTCCCTCAATCTGGGAAATCGGAGTTTCTTTTAGAAATGCTTTTAAACGCAACTTTATACAAGGGGTGGAAACATTTGCTTTTCGTTCCTGATGTTGGCGATAAGAATGAAATATTAGATATTTTGATTCATAAGGTTTCGGGAAAGACTTTCGACAAACGTTACATAAATTCAAATTACATAACTGAAAATGAAGTTATGCATCATATGCAATGGGTTTGTGAACATTTCAAAATATTGGTTCAAACTGATTTAAAAGCAAAAATGACACCTTATGAGTTTTGGGATTTGGCAGCAGAAATGAAAAAGACTGATGGAATACAAACAGTCACCATTGACAGTTGGAAAGACATGAGGCACGGAATAGCACCAGATGGAACAACTTTCGGACGTGATGATAAGTATTTAGAAGATGTTTTGAGTTACCGTAATTTGATGGCAGAACACCACAAAATGCACTTTCATACGGTTATTCATCCAACTAAAACGGAAGCTGATAAGGATGGTTCAAGGAAAGCTCCAACGCCTTACGACTTGAAAGGAGGTTCAGAATGGTATAACAACGGAAAATGTATGATAACGGTACATAGGGTACACGGTTCGGCAAATGAAGTCGATATTATGATTACAAAGGCAAAGCCTAAAAGCGTTGCAAAAGTTGGAAAAGTGACAATGTTTTTCAATCGTACTTTGGCAAAATTCTATTACATAGACGAAAATAATAATGATGTTTATGCAACCTCAAAATATGAAGAACTTACAGGAAATAAAATTGATGAAGATGATGATACCGTTCCATTTTAAAACTAAACCAAATGAAAGAACTTGAAAATAAAAGAGGCGAATTTGGCGAAGTTGAAAAGGCAAACATCAAAGCTCAAAAGCAATATTTCGAGCAAATTAGAAAAAGGTTTGATTATGCTGATACTGCTCAATGGATTGCAGAGGACAAAAACCAAACAGATTTAATTTTCATCACGGAAAAGTTTTCTGAATGGTACGCAAAGGCAACCGATAAACCCGAAATGCTTAAATTGCTAAATCAAATGTTAGAGGCATTATTTAGGGTTCAGTCATACATCAACCACATAGAAACAGTTTCAAAGCATTCAGTAGCTTTATACAATACAGAATCAAAGGCAAATGAAAAATTGCTATCTGAAAAGAAGCTTTTGGAATATGAGATTATAAATTTGACGGCTAAACATCAAAAAGAATTAGAAAGTGCCAAAAAAGAAATCGAGTTCATCACATCAAATAACGGCAAGTCCTGAGGAAATATATTTTGTTCATAGGCATAATGTAAAGGTTTATCCTGTTGGTTTCAAAGGAAAATGGAAAATACAAGTTAACAATAACGGAAAGTTAAAAACATTTGATAAGTTGCTTAGTGTTGGAGAAACAAATGAAGCAGTTGCATTGACTGTAAAATATTATTGCAAACTATTAAAAGAAGTGAAATGATGGGAAAGCCTAAAAACATAAATGTAATCGAATTGTACAAATACTCTATTTCTCACCCTGAATTGAATAATAAAGAAGTAGGAGAGTTTTTTGGGATTAATCCAAGTTCGGTAACGGTTGCAATTCAATCCGCAATAAGGGAGTTGAGAGGTTTTTGGGTTGTTCCAAGTTTGGATGTGGAAAATACTTATTTTGTGATAAACAACCTAAACGAAAGGAAATTTACAGTTGATATTGATGGTTATGTTTTGGAGGGTTTCAACTTCAATAGCCATGAAAAAAAAGAGTTAATAAAAATGGGATTTAAAATATAATAATCATGGAATTATCAAAACACGAAAACAAAACATTATTATCCATTTATAGAAAATATAGTGATGATGAACTTTGGAAATTTTTAATCAGAGTTTGCCAAGAACGAGGTATTGAGATTGGTCAATTGAAATCAGAAATTGACGAATTAAAACATTTATTAGAAAACCAACCTGTTAAAATTATTGAAAGGGTTGTTGAAATTACTAAAGTGATTCCGTCAAAAAAAGATGCTGTAAAAAAATCATTTGATGATGCTATTTTAGAATTGGGTTTTGATGATAATTCAATTGAAAAAATGCAAATTGACGATGTTGACAAAAGCGAATTGAAGCTAATAAAAGCAATGGGACAAAATGGCAAGCATTGGATGTTTGGATATCTTAATGAATGCTTGAAAAAGAGGCGAACGATTTTAAATAAAAAGAAAAAGAAAAGATGTGATTTCGTTGTAGAGATTTTAAAAGAGCAATTGCACGAAACTGTATTCAATTCTTTGATGGATGAAGCAAATCAACTTTTTAATAATTCAAGCGTATGAATGATTTAGTATTGATTAAGGAAATAGTGATTAACGAGCCTCCAACAAAATGGACTTTGAAATATAAAAAGCCTAAATTTGATAAGGATGGAAAGTTAGTTGAAAAGATGGATTTTTACCTCACAAATAATTTGTTCTATGCTGATCGAACGTCTTATCATATAACGTCTAAAATTATTCAAGAAACAAAACAGTTTTTATTTGGTCATTTACAAGGGTTGCCAGAACTTGAAAAAATGGCTTTAGAAATGGAGTACCATAAAACAAGTCATATTGACCTCGATAATAAATTAGGCTACTGGGCAAAGCTTCTTTTGGATGTACTCAAAACGCCAACACAACGCCAGATTGAAAACGGAATCAAACGAAAAAAGGAAATCATTACAACAAATACAATTCCAGATGATAATACAAAGTACTTTTGTGGATTGAATATGATTTTTAAACACGGAGAACACAAAATGATAATCAGGATTTTCGGGCGTGTAAAGAGTACTCAAATGGAAATGCCTTTATTTTTTAAATAGTATAAAATGAAAAAAGATATAATTTGTTGGTGGAGTGGTGGTGTAACAAGTGCCGTTGCAATTTGGCTGGCAATTGAATTATTCGGAAATGATAGAATTAGGATTATTTTTATAGATACATTTAATGAACATCCAGATACTTACCGATTTAAAGATGATTGTCAAAAATGGTATGGTATAGAAATAGAAACCATTTCTGGAATTGGTTCAGAATATAAAAGAATTCAAGATGTTTGGTTTGCGTTCAAGTCCTTAAACGTTTCGACAGGTGCAATATGTTCTACACAATTAAAAAGATTAGTTCGTGAGAAATGGGAAAAGGAAAACAATTTTAATTATGTTCATCAGGTATTTGGATTTGATATTTCAGAATCAAAAAGGGTTATTGGGTTGGTTAAAAACCATCCAAACGCTAAAGGGATATTTACTTTAATGCTTCACGGACTATCAAAAAAAGATTGCATTGAATATTTGAGAAATGAATTTATAGCAATTCCATTGATGTACTATTTAGGATTTCTTAATAATAATTGTTTTGGAACTGGTTGCGTTCAAGGCGGTATTGGATATTGGCAAAAAATGAAACGTGACTTTTATTTCAAGTTTTTAAGAATGGCAGTAATTGAACACCAACTTACGAAATTAGCAGGAGAACCCGTAACTATGCTAAAAGACCAAAGCAAGGAAGCGACCGCAAAAGCTAAAATAAACCCTAAAGCAAATCTGGTGTTTTTGGTTAAAAATAAAGATTATCCCGAAATAAAATGTATTGACGAAATGCCAGAATGCAAAGTTGAACCATTAGTGGATTGTAACGGATATTGCGGAACAAATGATTTACAAAGAAGTCCAACCGAAAAAGAAATTAACTTTTCAGAAAATAGTTACAAGGAAATTTTAAGTAATTTATAAACATTAAATATATTTTTTATGAAACCAATTGATTTTAAAAACTTTGGATTGGAGCGTATCGCCATCAACTCCAAAAACCTGATTACCGTAGATTGGTATGATTTGACCAAGCGGAATGATTTGTTAAGCGTGGAAAGCGATTCTTTGCCGTCGGAGGACTTAATATTAACTATCAAGAAGTTCAGCAAGGCTATGGCTGTTTCTTTGGATTTGACGAAAGGATTTGAGTTTGCAAGGGAGAACAATCGAAAAAACGAGGAAGCTCTTAAAAAGGCTGTTCACGGTTGTTTAGAGGAATATGAGAGATGCCAAGTAAAGGCAATTTCATTTGTTGGTTCAGACGAATACGAGGGAATCAAGATTAAAGGTAATTTGATTTGTGAAAAAGGAACTGTTCCAATTGGCTCAACTCCAACAATTACGTTTAACGATGAAGAAATGGACGAGGAATTTAACAACGAACTCGATGCAATTTGTGAGGAACTGAAAAAAGAGGTTTTTGCATTCATTTATCAAGGTAAACGAGCAAATGATTTGTTTACCGAAAAAAAGGATGAGGGCGGTTTGAATAATTTAAAAGCAGTCTAATAATTATGGGTTGTGTTTACGGATGCAACCCTAATTTAAAACCTACCAAAAATGGCAATAAAAGTAAAAACCCACCGCCATTGCGATAATCCTAATTGTGATGAATATTCAAAAGAATCAGGAAAGCAATTTAAAAAGCAAAATTCACTACAAAAATATTGTTCTTATCCCTGCCAAGTAGCGGTTAAAGGTGTGGATTTAAAATTGAAAAAGCCAATCAACAAAGTGAGTAAAACAAATAAGTTAATTCCTAAAGAAAAAACACTTTCAGTATATAAAGCCAATTTGCAAAAAGAAATAAATTATATCGTTAGGGAACTTGATAAAGGTCACAATTGCATTTGCGGAAACAAACCAATGAAAATGATGACAGCAGGGCATTTTATTGGAATCGGAGCTAATGAAACTTTGAGATTCCATTTACTAAACATTTGGGGTCAAGATTTTGCATCAAATGGATCAAAAGGAGGCGAGCCAATAGAATTTAAAGAGGGATTGAGAAGATTATACGGAAATGAATTTTTAGACCGTATTGAGGCTTTAAAATCAATAAAATCAATTAATCTTACGATAGATGAAATAATCATTAAAATATCAGTTTGCAGAGGCATACTAAAATGGTTGAAATTGCAAGACAGAGAATTTTCGATACAAGAAAGAGTAGCGTTAAGAGAGGCGTTTAATACTGAAATAGGAATTTACGGTAAACCAAAAGAGTAGAATTATGCCAAAGAAACGAAAACTATATAAATATCCAGAACCAAAAAACGAAAGGGTATTTTAGATAAAAGAAAAACGAGGCAGTATTTACCATTTTAAATGCGGTCATTGGGTAACGGATAGCGTTTTCGTTGATTTGATAGATTTGAGTACATGACTGGCAGAATGGCAAAAACCAAAACAATTATCACTTTTTTAAATAGAACAATTAACCAATAAATATAATAGACAATGCAAAGAATAGAAATTATCGGGCATATAGGAAACGATGCCGAAATGAAAGATTTTAACAACAACCAAGTGATAAACTTTAGTGTTGCTGTTTATGAGAATTACACTAATAAAGAGGGTGTAAAGGTTTCTAAAACCACTTGGTATGAATGTGCAAAATGGGGTAATCAAACGCAAATAGCGCCTTATTTAAAAAAGGGAACGCAGGTTTTTGTTAGTGGAATACCGAATGCAAGAAGTTGGGTTAATTCAAATGGAGAAACAATTGTAACGATGGGAATAACCGTAAATAACATTCAGTTGTTAGGTTCAAAAAATGAAAGTAATGCTTCGGGTGTTGGTAATGCCAATCCAGTTGCACAATCTGAACCGATTAATGAAACAGTAAGTAAAATTGAGGATGACACTTCTGACCTTCCGTTTTAACCCAATAATCACAAGCCTACTTTCGAGTAGGTTTTTTTTATTTTAAAAATAATTAAAATAATATTAGTTTATATTAAAATTATATTTACATTTACAAAATAAATATTAATACAAAATATGGCAACTATAAAAAGAAATTGTGATAATTGTGGTAATGAGTATCACGCAAAAACAGCCGATATAAAAAGAGGTTGGGGAAAATGTTGTTCAAAATCTTGTTCAGCTAAAAAAAGAGAAAAGGCACGTCCAAATTATAACATTCAAACAGTTGAAAGAAACAACAGAATAAGGGAAGGAAAAATGACTGATGAAGATTTCGCTTCGTTGCCAGTACATAGACAAATTTATCTAAATAATAAAATGTTTGGAGAAATCGCACCAAGTGTTTTTGGTTCAGGTAGAATTTCAGGAATAACAAGCGAAGGTTATAGGATTATGGATGGCGTAGCTTACGACGAATTTGATGAACCAGTTTATAACGTTGACCCATATGAGGATGATTATGGGCACGGACAATGGAACGATTAATAAATTAATAAAATGGAAAGTAAAACATTAGACGTGCTATCGGCAATTATATTCAATCAGCTTGCATTGGAAAAGAACGAGGCTTTGATCGGTTCAGTGCATTATAAGGGTCAATTAAGGCCAAAACTGCAAGCCGTGACAAAATACCTTGAACCAATCCAATTAAAGGAATACACGCGCTTATTTGAAGAAAATCCGGATATGGTTGTGAGTTGTGTTTTCCACGTTGAGAAAGTTGTGGAGTTTATTACGAAATATAGACTTGATGAATTGATATTTTTGGCAAGTTTGATGGAAGCGCATAGGCTAAATCCAAAAGCAATTGAAGGAATTATGAACAAAGTTTTAAATCATAAATAATTATGAAAAATAACAGTTTAAAGGAAACGGATACTGAATTAATAAAAAGGATTCAGGATGAGAGTTTAGAGCAATTGACAAACGGTATAATTGGTAAAAAATAATAGTTATGGAAAAAAGGATTTTAAAATCAATGGTAGATTATGTTTTGGAGCAATACAATTTGTTCTTAAAAGAAGAAATCACCTCAGAAGAATTTAGAGAAAGAGTTTGGAATTACGCCAAATTTCTTTCAATGCCTTTAACGCTTGGAATGTTTATTCCAGTAGATGAAGATGGTAATGTTTTAGAAGAGCCAATAATAAGACAAAATACAACTGATGCGTTAAATTATAGTACTAGAAAAGTTAGATATGATGAAGCTTTACAGAATGTAATATTTGAGGGGTTTCAGATAGAAAAAAGAGAATATGATAATGAAGGATGGTTTCAAGAAACTGTTGCGGATATTTTTATAAAAGAGGCAAATTATTGGAGGATTTATTCCAATTCAAAATATATTGAAAACCTAGCCAAACGAAATTTAACCCTAACTGAATCCGCTATAACCAAATACCAAAGGTAAATATATATAAAATTACACAACAATAATTTTTGTTTTGTGTATTTATCTACTATATTTGTGCTGTTATTAAAAACGGTAAAATGTTCAACAAAGATATAAAAACGGTTTTAGAATTAATAAAGGCTTTTCCTGACGAACAAACCTGTATAGATCATTTGGAGGAATTGAGATGGGAGGGAATTGTTATAAGCCCTTTTGATTCTTTGTCGAGCGTTTACAAATGCAAGGGTAATAAATACCGTTGTAGGAACACAGGAAAATACTTTAACGTTAAAACGGATACCATTTTTGACAACACTAAGATAGAGTTGCAGAAATGGTTTCTTGCTATATGGATATGCACATCGTTCAAGAAAGGCATTTCATCGGTTCAATTGAGCAATGAAATTGGAGTTACACAGAAAACCGCTTGGTTTTTGTTGCAGAGGATCAGAAACTGTTTTGGATTTGATGATAATGATAAGTTGGATGGTATAATTGAATCTGATGAAACATTTGTAGGCGGTAAGAATAAGAACCGACACAAGGATAAAAAGGTTGAACAGTCACAAGGTAGAAGCTTCAAGGATAAGACTCCGGTTCTTGGTTTGTTGCAACGTGATGGAAATGTTAGGGCGTTTGTAGTTCCAAACACCCAGGCTAAGACATTACAGCCAATTATAAGAAGAAACGTTGCAAAGGACAGTGTTTTCATTTCTGATGAATGGATGGGATATAACGGACTTCATTCGGATTATGACCACCACATTGTTGATCACTCAAAGAAACAATATGTTGACTTTGATAATCCAGAAATACACAGCAATTCAATAGAGGGATTTTGGTCTATTTTGAAAAGAGGATACAACGGTATTTATAATTGGTGGAGCAGAAAGCACATGCAGAAATATGTAAACGAATTTGTTTTCAGATACAATTTGAGAAAAGAAACACAATTCACTAGATTTACAAAATTACTTTTGAATATGGAAAATCGTATAACTTATAAAATGTTGATAAATGGATAAACTACTAAAAGCAACTCACGAGGGAGAACTTGTAATTGGAGAGTCCCTATTAAACTGTTATGTATTAGAGGACGGAAAAAGAGTTATTTCAGGTAGTGCTGTTTTTAGAGCATTTGGAAGAACTAAAAGAGGAAGAAAAAAGGATGAAGTAAGGGTGCTCAATATGCCTAGTTTTATAGATGCAAATAACCTACAACCCTTTATTAATGAGGAATTAAGAGGCGTGCTCAAACAGATAGATTATCTGGATATAAAAGGAAAGCCAAATTCAGGATATGAGGCAGTAATAATACCATTACTTTGTGATGTTTATTTACAAGCTAGGCAGGAAAAAGTATTAAAATCCGCTCAATTACCTTTAGCTCAGGCTTCAGAGATATTAGTAAGGAGTCTTTCTAAAATTGGTATTATGGCTTTGGTTGATGAAGCTACAGGATACCAATATGATAGAGAAAATGATGAATTACAAAAAATACTAAAAAGGTATATAAGTGAAGAACTTTTACCATGGAAAAAAAGATTTCCTGATGAGTTTTACAGGGAAATATTTAGACTTAATAATTGGTATTTTACTACTCCTGAGATCAATAAGGCAGGTAGGCCTGGTATAATAGGAACTTGGACTAAAAAATTCATTTATCAGCCTTTACCTAAAGGGGTATTACAAGCTTTATTACAAAGAACAAGTAGAAATGAAAAAGGAAAACTAAAACACAAACTACATCAAAACTTAACACGAGAAGAAGGAATAGATCATCTAAATAAACAAATAGTTAGTGTGGTAACATTGATGAATGTTTCGGACAACTGGAAACAGTTCGAAAAGCTCTGGAATAAAAAATTTGGTCAACAAGAACTTTTTAACGATGAAACCGCATCTATGATTGAGCCAAAGAAAATAGAAGATAAAGGAACTATTGAATTATCTGATTTTAATGTTAAATTAAAAAAGGGATTGAGTTTTAACCCAAAGAAGAAAGAATAGAATTTATATATTTGCAAGAGATAGCCCCAAGCCATCTACCTTGATTTAGATTACTTTTTAATGGTTTCCGATCAATCGGATATAAAATATTAGCGTTAGCTGTTTACTCGTGTCAGGAATTCCGACAATTTCACACACACCGATTAAACAAGACTGATGCTCACGCTTTGGCGTGGGTGTTGTTGTACTTGTTTGTGTGTGGGCCGTCGGAAGCCTCTGACTGAATAAAGGCTACAGACCCACGCTTTTTTAATATAAACTAACTTCGCTTTTGGGAATGGTGCGATAAAATAAAACACCATTTTTATGAAAAAATTAAGCATAATATTGATCTTTATTTTGATGTCATGTTCGTTTTCCTATTCTCAATTTAAGTTTGCCCCAAAAGCATATATTGCAATTACATCCGTTGATAGGGACTCTTATTTTAAAGTTGATTCAAAGCAATCTTTTTCATTTGGTTTTTATGGTGAGTATAAGTTTTCAAAATTTGCAATAAATGCAGAATTAAATTACATTAAAATTGGATATACAACAGACAAAGACGAATATAGAGAAAATGAAGATGACGCTCCTGTATTAATAAAGGCAGATTATAATTCTAATCAACTCAATTTACTTACCACCGCAAAATATTATTTTACAGATAGACTTTCATTGCGAGCAGGATGTTATATAGGAACAGTACTTGATTATAAAATAGATGCATCTATTGCATCGATAAATGAAAAGGAAACTTTAGATATATCAAACCAAATTACAAAAACAGATTACGGATTGACAACAGGAATAGAATTTGAAATATACAGAGGCGCTTTTATAGATGCTAATTACATCTATGGATTAAACGATCTATATAAAAATGATGTTTCAACTTATAATAGGATATTATATTTTGGTTTAGGATATAAGTTTTGATAAAAAAAATAAAATAAAAACCCTCTAAAATTATTCGGGGGTTTTTAATGTTTTACTAAGTGTAAAATAATATATATTTACCTATTTTAATTCATTTGACCATAGGTATATAGATATTTCAATAATTAATGACGGAACAAATATTGAAATACTCGGAGAAGTTACAGCAGATGAAATTACTTTTGATGTTGAGCCTTATGTTGAAAGATTAGAAAACTGCTATAGGTTCAAAGATTATATGAATAAGTCAGTAGCAGGAAGATACTTTGATTATCCCCAATTAAGTTTCTACAGCCTATTACAGTCTAAAGAATTGTATTTCGTTAATCCTATTGAAAAGCCAGATGTAACTTGTTTAAGAAATGAAAAAGGGTTTTGTCAATGCGGGGAAGAATCAGTAAAAGACTGTAGAGATATGAAGTGGCAATGGCAACAAGCCGAAAGCAAAGTGATAAAAGGAAAATTAGTAATATTAAAATCAATTTTATGAAAAATTATGTAGTAGCAATTTGTTCAATGTTCGACAATGACGTTCAGCAGTTTAAAGTTTCTTCCGAAAATGAATATGAAGCTGTAAAAAGGGAAATGGTTGAAATTTGTGAGGATGATGATGAAAGGAAAAATGGGGAATCTCAATGGCAAAAATCGGATGATTATCCTAAAGACATGAAAGGATTGAGAAAAATATATGAAGAACTTCCTTTTTCTGTAATAGAAGTTTAAACCACTAACATTAAACAATTGAGTTATGAATGAACCAATTTTTATAAAAAAACATTACGATAGATTTTCAGGATGCATAATAAAGCATTGGAAAGTATTAAGATGTGGTTGGGTTGAAAGATATACTACAATCCATTATAAATAGATTAACCAACATTTAAACAAATAAACAATGATACCAACAGCAGAAGAATTAATAAAAGATCAAATTGGAGTTTCAATAAGCTCTTCAAGATTAACTCCAATGGATAAAGGAGAATGTATAATTTGTATGATTGAATTTGCAAATATGCACGTAAAACAAGCTCTAAGAGAAGCGAGTGAATCTGTTGATTGTGAATTGACGTATTTCTATTCTTCCGAAAGAAACGCATTTGACAAAGTAAAAGAATCAATACTAAAAGCGTATAACCTTGAAAACATAAAATAGACATGGAAGAAATAAGCGGATCAATAGTAATAATACTTATAATACTTGCATTAGCATTTTTTGTTACTGTTCTTGTATTAATAGGCAAGTGCCAGGTATTGACAAATCACAATTTAATCTTGGAGCGTCAAGTAAAAAAGATGCAGGATAAAAATGATGCGTTGGAAAGCAGGGTGAAAGCGCAATCATTAATTATAAAAAAACTATCGGAATAGTAATATAAGATAATCGAATAAAGTAAACCTTAAGCAAATAAAAATGTTTAGGGTTTTTCGTTTTTGGATATATTAGAGCTAAAAAAATCAGATATAAAGTAAAAGTAAAAAGAAGTACATTTGTAAAAGTTTACTATAAAAAGTAAATTATAAAAAATAACTAAAACACTGGGTAAATGGAAGGGTACAATAAAGTAAACTTAACGCCTAAACAGATGAAGTTTTGCGAGAAGTATATAGAGCTAGGTAATCAGATGCAAGCTTATAAGATTGCCTACAATGTAGATAAGATGACCGACAATGCAGTTAATAAAGAAGCGTGGGTATTACTTAAAAACCCCAAACTAACCCAATATATTGACGAGCTTAAAGCCAAGACACAAAAGGTATTCATTCATACAATTGAGGATAGTTTAAAGTTAGATTATCAATTGATCGAAAATTACAATCATCAGGTTTCTGTGCTAAATAATCCAAAATCAACTAAAAAGAATATCGAAGTTGCTCAAAGGGTATTGAAGTTCATAGGTTCAGTTGGATTTAATGCAGCGCAGGATAGGGTGGCAAAGAAATTAGGATTCTACGAAAAAGACAAGCAAAACAATGCTGTCACGATAAACGTAGGCGTTACTAAAGAAGAGGTTAAGCAAATATCACAAGACTTGAACAATGACGTATAGTGAAGATCGTTTGGAAGATATAAAACGGTTGAAAGTAGCGAGCGTGATGTGTAGACAAAACTTATTGTTTCACACACGATTTTTCTTTAAGGCTCAATTCAAGCGTAAATTCGTAGTTAATAGTCATCACGAAAGAATATGCGAAGTATTAGATTTGGTATTATCAGGTCAATTATCAAAGGTTATAATCAACATAGCGCCTCGATATTCTAAAACGGAGATTGCTGTTAAAAACTTTATTTCAAGCGGTTTATCGCTAAATCCAGGATCAAGATACATTCATCTTTCTTTTTCTGATTCCCTTGCATTAGATAATTCGGAAGCCGTTAGGGACATTCTAAAGACAGAAGAATACCAAATGATGTTTCCAGATGTAAAAATTAAATACGGGTCTGATTCCAAGAAGAAATGGTACACGACGGCCGGAGGTGGCGTCTATGCAACATCGACAGCTGGACAGGTTACGGGATTCGGCGCGGGGGCTGTTGATGATCCTGATAAGTTAGAGGACATTGACTTAGATTTCTTTGAGGCCAAAGAAGGTTTTTCAGGAGCATTGGTTATTGATGACCCAATCAAGCCGGAAGATGCGGAAAGCGAACTAAAAAGAGATAAGATAAACGCCCGTTGGGATAGCACAATCAAGAACCGTGTAAATAGTAGGTTGACACCCATTATTGTAATGGGTCAAAGAACTCATCCTAACGACCTTTCAGGCTATTTAATGGCAAATGAGGGTTATACTACCAATATTGAAGAAGCGATGCTTAATCGTGACAAATGGCTGTTGTTGTCTATAGATACAATCCAGATTGATGAAAATGGAAATGAATACGCCTTATGGGATTTTAAACATTCATTGGAAGAGCTTCATAAAATGTCTTTGACTGATCCGATAGGATTTGAAACACAATATCGCCAAAACCCACAACCGAAAGAAGGGTTGATGTATGCGGAATTCAAGACTTATTTACATGCTCCGGTTACTAATACAACGGTTCGTAAGGCTTACATTGATACGGCCGACAAAGGTAAGGATTGGCTTTGTTCAGTTGTTTACGATGAAACAGAAAGCGGGTGCTATGTTCAGGATGTTGAGTTTACAACATTGCAAATGACGGAAACCGAACCAATGACTGCTTTACAAATGGCAAAGCATAAGGTAAAAGTAGCAAGGATCGAAGGTAACAACGGTGGGGAAAACTTTTCCAGGGAAGTAGAACGCCAAACCCGAATATTAAAGAATTATGATACTCAATTTTTGCCTTTCCATCAATCAGATAACAAGATAGTACGTATTTATACCAATGCGGCACGTGTAACAAACTTAATATTTATGCCGTCAGATTGGGAAACCCGTTGGCCTTTATTCGCTAAACACGTGAAAGGTTACCTTAAATCAGGTAAAAATACTTCTGATGATGCAGAGGATGCTTTGACTGGAATTGTTGAGTATTTCGGCAAGGATTTAACCCATAATAATAGCCAAAGTTGGGCGGGTGGTTTCTTATAGTAAAAACATATCGTAAACTTTATTTTATTTTGTTTAACCCCCGTAAAATTGTAGACCAAATATTTAAAATTAGCAACCGAATTAGTAAAATAGTTCGGTTTTTTTATTTTGTAAAGTCTTGTGTTTATTGGTAATCACAAAATAAAACAAAAATAATTTTAATTAAGTATACTAAATAATAAAGTTTACCTTATATTTGTACTCAGATAACAACAATTAAAAAATAGGAATTATGTCAACATCAATTTTTACAATCACAACAAGCGAAGACGGTTTAGATAATTACTACTATACAAATATTAAAGCTTTGTATAATGGAATACTAGAAACTGGATTAGAGCCTAAAACGGTTTTAATTTACGACGGAAACAACAAAAGAATAGAGAAATCTTTTAACTATGCTAATTTAACTAACCTAATAAGAAGCCAGCAAAGCAGAAACAGATTTTGCGTAGCAATTATTGAGTGTGAAAGTGGGGGTATTGATGTAAACGAACTTTCTAAAAGAGCAAAATAAAAAACGGGGTAGCCGAAAACCTAATAGAGTAGGCAACAAACAAATTTTATATTATGAGGAAATTTATTTTATTAGCTACTTTGGGATTAACATTGTTTAGTTGCTCTAATGATTCAGCTGAAACAACTAAAGTCGAAGCGTCAGCTTTTGGAACCACGCAAACACCGCAGGAACTTGCAACCGAAAGTGCTTTAGGTGATCTATACCATGATTTAGAAACAGTTACAAATCCACATCAAGGCGATCACAATGTTAAAGAAAATTTAGCCAAAGAGGGTGACATTGGATGTATGAATCCATCGGTTTATCATGGTGGAGGTGTATGGACCAGGGAAGTGGTGATGTTTCACAAAGGTGAATGGCACGTGGGTATTTTAACCATTTCAACCAGAGGAGATAGTTTCACATCAGTGGAATCAGGTGGTACTCTATGGAAAATATATATGTGCTGTTGTTCAAATATCTTCTAAATTAATAAAAAATTGCTATGAAATACCTTTTAAAAACAATTCACATTCTAATATTCGGAAAGCCTATTTTAGAATATTGGACAGATCAAAATGAAAATCAATAACACTTAAAAAAACAAAATATCATGGGACAATTTAAAGGAACAAGGCATAGGTGGATTTCAAAAAAAAGAAACTCTACTTTGTTTGAGATTAGAAACGAAGAAGGTAAATTAGTTTGTGAACTTGAAAGTTATGAACGGAATAAACAGATTATGGCTTTTAAAGAATTAGAATCAAACGCAAAACTAATGGCATCAGCTCCTGAATTATTGGAAATCCTTAATTTATTTATTAAGGAGTTTGAATATGAAAATGCCACAGAATACAAGTGTGAATTGTTTTTAAAGGCTAAACAATTAATAAAAAAAGCAACTGAATAATGAACCTAACCGAAACCATAGACAAGCACGAAAAGGCTATTAAGATATTGCTTTTGATTGGGGAGTGCGAAAGGCTTATTTTACTTCACACACAGTACATCAGAAGCAAAAAGTGTAGGTGTGTGGGATATGCTCACAATACCGAAAGAAAAGAGGTAAACGAGCGTATAAAATCAAAGCTCGAAAGATATTACAACTCATCATTTAAAATTAATTAGGATGGCAAGATTATCAAAGTACAATGAGCCAACGGAAGTATTCAGCGTAAAGGTTCCGGCTTCAAAAAAGAAAGAAGTTTCAAAATTAGTGGAGAATTTTCTTAAGTCATATTTACGAAATAAAAATGATGGGGCAGAAAAGCCAATGCTAAAGGCATATAAAGAATCTAAAAAAATTATTGAAGATACTATTGTAAATAATAAACCAAACTCAATTAATATAGAATGCGGTTGTTATATGGATGGTAAAATAATGAAGCGATCAAAAGATTCATTGTGTAAAAAAACTAAAGCACAACATAATTTTTAAAACAACAATAATGTATTTACAAAAATTATTAAACGAAGTGTCTACATCAGATTTATCAGTTTATTTTAAAGAAGTACAAGAAATTTATTTACACTTATATGGCGGAACTGAAAATGACACAGAAAACGAGTATAAAGAGAAAATTAAGTATGCCTTCTTTGTACTTCAAAAAGAAATATATACAAGGGTTTCTACAGTTGTTGAAAATATTAGCTTATTGAAATAGATATGGAAAACTTAAATATATTTCAGCAATTAGTTTTAGGATGGTGGCAATTGTTCAACCGAAAAAGATATGATATTTTTGAGTATCAAGTAAGTTGTGGAATGATGGATGTGTTTGCATTTAATTTGGCGTATAATCATAAATTTTAAAATAATGAGAGAGGTAGAGATAAATGGATTAAAATGTAATATTTCAAATGAAGTATTAGAATATCCATCAGAGGGTTATAGTATCATATCGGGAGGTTTAAATGCTATGCTTTGGGATGAATACTTTGAATTATTTAAGGAACATACTAAACCCTACATCCAATTGATTAGAAAATTTATTGAATTAAATGATTTAACCAAAACTTGTGCTGATGAATTTTGTAATGATAACACTTTTGTTTTTTCAGATGGAATTAAGATAGGTTTTAGTTGGCGTGGTTGGGGTGACTTGGTAAGCTCTATCAATGGAAAAAAAGAAGGTTATGTGAATTATTATATGAAAAACTAACTTATGCTAATAGACACTTTAAAAACAGAAATACAATCTACCGTAATTTACGGCCGGATGCCAGGATTCAAACAAAAGCTGATTCTAAAACAAAATAGTATGCAGTCATTGCTTCAACTTCATTTTCTTGCAGTAAAGCACGGAATAGGATATTTAAAGCAAAGAACTGATTTGAATGCTACGGAAGTAAAATTGATCGATGAAATAATTATTAACTCAAAACAAACCGTATGAAAACAGAATTAGAAAATCAGGATAAAACAGAAATTGTAAAACAAACTGAAATCCAAAAGCAAAAAGTATTGTTAGGTAATTTAAAACTTAACAAAGGTCACAAGCTTTTCGAGTACAATATGGAAACTCAGCAAATAAAGCCAGCGGTATTTGACAGTCAGGAAATAAACATTACTGATTTGCAAAAGGGATTCTATGAGAAGAAAAAGAAAATCACTATAAACGAAAAGTGTATCTACATTGGAGCGTTAAACAAAACCAATGTTTTGAAGATATTAAAAAACAAGTATCGCGTAACAATTAATTAAAAATAAAATACAATGAAAAAAATATTATTATTATTCGTTTTGATTGTCGCAAGTTGTTCTAGTGATGATCCAGTAAAAGAAGTTGAATGCAATTGTACGATTGAGGGAAAGCGTTATATTTCTGATGATTCTGGATTCAGTTGGCATTACAATTCAACAGATCAACGAACAGGTGTTAAAATGCCTTGTTGGTATGATAATTTGGAAACAGGACAAATTTATGGTGAAGATGGGGTTTGGTATAAAACTGTTTGGATTTGTTTAGATTAAAATAAAGACTACATTTGTAAAGATATTTTGTTTTGGTGTTTTAAGATTGAGAAAGCCGTTCCCGATAAAAAGGAGAAACGGCTTTTTTATTGCTTATAAATTAAATTCGATAATATAAAATATTTTAGTATAAATTTGTAAAAAACTTTACGATATGACTTTAGCAGAATTTAAGGACCTTATTTCAAGTCCAAATACGCTTATACCTAGGATATATACAGAATATCATAATACTTGCTTTGATTGGAAAGCATTCAAGGAATATAATCCAAAGTATCATAAAGTTAATAGTTCGGTTGAAAGGCCAAACAAACAGATTCAGGTTCCAGATCCAAGTGATCCGGAAGGGAAAAGGCTAATGCCTCATACTGTAAAGAAGAATCGTTTACCTTTGCCTATTCAACAATTATTGGTAAGTCGTGCTACTGCATTCACAACAGGAGGAAAGTTAACTTACAAGGCTAAACCTGATGGAGAAAAAGAACAGAAACTTTATGATAAGATTTTAGAGATATTCCGTGAAAACAAAATGAATTGGAAGAATACTGAAATTGTAAGAGCAATGTATAGCGAAACTGAATGTGCTGAAATATGGTATAGAAAGGAAAGTGAAGTAGCTGGTGTTTACGAATGGCGTTCAAGGATATGCAAGCCGTCTGATGGTTACGATTTGATTCCTGTATTTGATGAGAATGGGGATTTAATGGCGTTCGGACTTGGTTATAAAACAAAGATCGCTAAAGAGGAAACCCAACATTTGGATATTTATACGACTACTGAAATACGTAGGCATAAAAAAACAAATGGTAGAGAATGGGAATTGGTAATAGTTTCGGAAAAACTTGAAGCAACGGCTTTGGCTTATGGAAAGATTCCAGTTATTTACTACAATCTTAATACAACACTTTGGGAAATAGTACAGCCATTAATTGAAAGGTTGGAATTTCTTTTATCAAACTTTGCTGATACAAACGATTATAGCGGTTCTCCAATTCTATTTGCTTCTGGAGATATTGACGGATGGTCTTCAAAAGGTGAGGCAGGAAAGGTTATTCAAGGTAAAAACGGGGCAACAATAGAATACATTACTCCAGACAACGCAACTGAAAGTATCGAACTTGAAAAGAAGATGTTAGTTGAATTTATATTTACTGGTTGCCAAACTCCAAACATATCATTTGAGGCAATGAAAGAATTAGGTGATGTATCCGGTGCAGCATTAAAAAGAATGATGTTTGACGCTCATTTGAAAGCAAAGGACTTGCAGGATGGTAAATATGGTTTAGGAGTCCAAAGGCGATGCAACTTCCTAACGAGTGCAATACCTAAAGTAGAATCAGAATACAAGGGAGGCGAAAGATTAGAGATAACTCCGGAGTTTGGATACTTCCAAATTGACGATGAATTAGAGAGGATTGAGAACGCACAGAAAGCTAATGGAGGTTTGCCTGTTGTAGATCATAAGACAAGTATTCAAATGGCTGGATTAACAGATGATGCCGATGGGACTTTAGATTTGATTAATAAGCAAAAACAACCCGATGAAATTATAGACATTGTAGAATAAAAAAAAGCCTCAAATTAATGAGGCTTTTTCTTTTATGTAAAGAGTTAGTGTTATTCTATTTTCGTGTAATGGACTATTTTTATTGCTTTCAAATGTAGTTTGAATATATGGTCTAACAGCATTACAAAAATCTCTTGTTCTATTTTCTATTATAGATTTTTATCTTCCTATAGCATAGTCATAATCGGATAAATATATTTCAGAACGTAATTGTATAATATTATGTTCTTCAATTTTTGGTATTCTAGGAGATGGGATATCAGGCAAACAAAATTTATCAGGTTTTGGCAATAATTCCATTAAGTAAGGAAACAACCATTTAGCCAAAGCCTTTTTAATTTTCACTGATAACTTCATTTATTTTTCTGATTTAGTGAAACTATTCCAAGTTCCTTTATATCCAAACTTTTCAAAGAATTTAATAACCGTAATTGGCTTGCAAAGGTCATTTTCAATCCTGATACATTTTTCACTAAATGCGCTTTGAAGCATAATGCCTACATAAGCTTTAGTTTCTTTTCTTAATTCTGCAACCACTTCTGAATTACTTAAAGGTTTCGTTTCCATATATATAAATATTAATGTTATACTGCAAATATATAATAAAATATATATACTAAGGTTCGATAATTTTCAATAAATAACAAATACTATCTAATTTTACATCATTAATAACTAAAAACACATTATTATGGCTGTTGAAAAAGGGTTGGTTCTGACTGCAATTGAAGCAAAATTCAAGGGTAAGTCAATTTCGAAAACTTTCAAAGATAATTTAGCGACCAAATGGGCGGCTAAGATTGACAACGATACTGATATTGACGCTTATGTTGATGACAGGGAAGATGTAGTTTTAGAAGCTGTGAGGGAAGCTGATCAAAGGGTAACGGATGCAGTTAAGAAATTAACACCAGCACCAAAACCAGAGGACAAGACCCAAAAAGAGTTAGAGGAAATTGATACGGAAGGAATGACATCATTTGAAAAGATGATGTTAGCCAAATTCGGGCAATTAGAAACTAAAATTATAGGTTTTGAAACTCAACAAAAGACACAAAGTTTGTCTGAAAGATTCAGAAAAGACGAAAGATTAAAAGGAGTTCCAGAGTTTATATTAAACAAAAGCATTCCTACTTCGGATGATGAATTTGAAACGGCAGTAGAAACACTTGCAACTGAATACAAATCCTTTGCTGAAACAAATAAAATTGTTGCGCCAGTAGCAGGAAGCGAAATTCCAGGGGGAGGAAATACACCACCAGTAGGACAAACAAAACAAGCATCTAAAGAAGATGTTGACAAACTTGCACAAAGCATAGGAATCTAAAAAAATTAAACGATGAGCGACATTATCAATTTAAACAATGCCTCTGCAACCTACAATGATGGAAAAGACTCGGTAGTAATTGTCGATAATTTTCAATCAATAAGAGGCGGTAGAAGTTTAGATGTTACGGGGTTTCCAAATCCAGTCATTAGAGCCGGACACGTAATCATCAATGAAACGGCAACTGGTTATCATAAGCCAATGCCAATTAACGGGCTTGGGGCAATTGCCACACTTGGAACAGTTGTAGGCGGAAGTGCCTATACCAACGGAACTTACACAGCAGTTCCACTAACAGGCGGAAGCGGAACGGGCGCAACAGCAACTATTGTTGTATCGAGTAATGCGGTAACAACCGTAACAATTGTAAATAAAGGAAGTGGTTATGTTGCCGCTGATTCTTTATCTGCACAACTTGGACCAGTAGGATCTGGATTTTTGGTGCCTGTTGCTACAGTTAATGCAACATCAACTTATCAAGCATTGCCAGGTGGTCACACTTACGCAGGTGTTTTGATTTCAACTATTCCAACTTTGCGACCATTTGCAGGAATTATGGTAAGAGGAACTATTAACCCAGTAGCGGCGCCTAATGATTTTGCAACAATTGCATCAGCATTCAAAACGGCAATGCCACTAATTGACCAAAGAGCTGACTAAAAATTATGGAACAATCAATATTTGCCGCATGGCTCGCAGAATACTTTCCAGGTCTTACATTAAGAATCGTAGAAAGTTACAATGATGAAAAGAAACTGCCAACTTACCTATTTAGAACATTCCTTAAAAAGAATTTCTCTGTAGATGGTAAATGGGAAACTCTTTCGGTAAACAACCAATTAGTTGCCGCTGATTTAATCACAATGGATTCTTCTATTCCATTAAAAACAAGACCATCTTTAGGAAAAGCTTCTGGTGACATTCCTAAAATGGGTATGGAGTTGGCTTTGAGAGAAAAAGAATTGACAGACTTGAATACTTTGGTTGCTTTGGGTAGAAATACTGAGGCTTTGGCTAAATTATTTGCTGATACTCCAATGGTTATTGGCGGTCAATACGAAAGACTTGAAGCGATGTTCTTGGAAGGACTTTCTTCTGGAATTGTTGAAGTAACAAATACGGAAACGGTTGGTACGGCAGTTAGAGTAAATTACGGTTTCCTTGATGCAAACAAATTTGAAAGTACAATTTCCTGGGATGATACGGCTACTGCAACTCCATTAACCGATATGCAACAAGTATTTGACAAAGCTGAATTGGATGGAAACACCATTGTAACTATTATGATGGATAGGCCAACTTTCAACCGAGTTAAAGCATCTGCGGAAGGTAAAGCTTTATATGCTACTACAATTGGAAATTTTGGAACTACTTTAACAGTGCCTACAACAGTTCAATTCCTTTCTGCTTTCAAAGATGAATTCGGTGCTGATTTAGTAATCATTGACCGTTCTGTTAGACTACAAAGAAATGGAGTCAACACAAACATTAAACCTTGGAAAGCTGGATCAGTTGCATTCGTAACAACTAACGATTTAGGAAGCTATGTTTATGCCAGATTGGCCGAACAAGATCATCCGGTTGCAGGAGTAGTTTACGAAACAGTTGATGATTTTATGTTGGTATCTAAATACCGTATGAATAGACCGTCACTAATGGAGGTAACAAACTCACAATCTCGTGTTGTGCCAGTTATCGACAATCCAGATGCTATTTACTTGTTAGATTCAACCCAAGATAACGGATAAAAAGTAAAACTATGGGAAGACCTGCAAAAATACAGGAAAACGTAGCAGAAAAAACCTCGGATGCAGTAAATGCTTCTGAGGTTGATTTACAAAACGAGTTTTCGGAAAATGTTGAACAAAAATTCGAGAACAATATGGGCGAAAATGTAAACAATATTGAAGTTGTAGAAGCTATTCAAAAGCAACAAGATCCGAACGAAAATGATTTGTCAAATATGCCTATTTTAGATCAAAATTTAGGTATTGAAAAAACAGAATCGTTAGAGCCTTCATTTAGCGTTTCAAATAACCAAAACGATGGTGTTTATATTGTTGTAAGGGCATTCAAGGATGCGCCACAATACAGAATCGCAGGAGTAGAACCTAACGTTTACGAAATTGGAACAGATGTAAGCCATTTTGACGCATCACGTTTGAAATCATTGGTTAATTCGGGCCGAGTATCCAAATCAGAATAAAAACCCATATAATATTCATCAATGTTATACAATGAAACGGCAATACAGACTTTAATAGACAGAATAGGTTGGAATCAATCTACAATTGCTTCATTGAATTTGACAATTAGCGATGAAAACCTTGAAAGCACGTCAACACGTCAATACAAATCATTTCATAGTACGGCAATTGTAGAAAATGTTTATTACTGTTTGGAGAATGACTTGACTGATAACTCTGAATTGAATGCCGAGCTATTAAAGATGAAGCGTGAGGTTGTTATTGAGGTTTTAGCAAAGATATTTGACACTAATGTTCTTGCCAACTATGCAGAAATTCAAGGAGTTAAAAGCTTGAGTTATGCAACGGAATATAGCGGTGTGATTGAGGCGAAACAATCTGTTTTTGATGAAAGCATTGGTTGGTGCATGGCTTCAAAGTGTTTGAGAATGTTTCTTACAACAAATAGAAGCAATTCAACCGAAACCAATTTAGGAATGAACTACGATATAATGAAGTATGAGTTAGATGGAATCAAAAATGAGTATGGACGTTCAATTGGAAAAGGAACTTTGGATAATTATGAGGCAGCTGTAACAAATGCTATAAACGTTTTGTTTCCGACTTATAAAGACCCTAATATTATTCCAGGCGATGGAAATAACCTTTCTGCTCCAACATTAAGAGGGCGTTCTGATCTTTGGTAATATGAATTATACAAAATCAAATCCGGTTAGTTTGGATGCAACAATCCAAAAGATGCAAAACACTTTGCATTCAGAATTAAGTTCTTTGTGGGTAATGGGTACGGATGAAAAAACAAACCTTGACGGCATTGGAAGGTGTTATGTTATAAATCGTGATGGATTCAAGACGGCCGAAAGGTTCAAACAGGGGTCAGATTATGAAAATGTAGCGGTTTCTAACAAATCAAAATTCTTTTTTCTTAATCGATCACAGAAGAAAAGGGATGTTGAGGGATGGTTCAAGACTGATTTGGAATTGATATTCATTGTTGATTTAAGAAAAGCCAAACCATCAATTAACCATCGTGCTGATATGGAAGTTGAAACGGACGTAGAGCAACTTTTAACAGGCTTTGACAATGTTTCTGTAACTTCTATAGATTCGGGTTATGAAAGGGCTTTAAATGGCATCAATTACGAACAGAAGAACGATATGCAACCATACCACGTATTTAAGTTCAATCTGGCAGTAAGTTTTTCAGTAAATGAAACTTGTTGCTGTTAAAATAAAGCTTTATGGCAAAGGTTAAGAAACAATCAGAAACCAAATCGTTCACAGTCAAGAATGAATTTACTTTGAAAGGTAAAGAGTATCTGAAAGGCGAAAAGATAGAACTTGAAAATCAGGATTCCATCGACTACATGAAAAAACAACATTTAATAAATTAAAGAAATGGCAATATCACAAGGATTATTAGACCAAATTTACAAGATAAATTGCGGTCAATCAGGAATCAAGGGAACGGGAACGCATAACTGCCCCTTCAACATTAAATTAATATCAACTATCATTTTGTTGCCTCAGGGTACATTATTGGAAGAGGCTTTTAGTTTGGCTTATATGCAAACCTTACAGCAAGAAGGTAAAGCGGTTGTATTATCAAAAGTTGTAGCGGTTGAGGATTTGACGGCAGCCGATAATCAAACAACTGATGCAGGTACAAACATTATCACTACTACCGGAAAATCTCCAAGAACATTTGCTTTCACATTCAGAAACGGTTTATATTTCGATATGGCTATGGCTACATTGGAATCATTCGGCTCTTACGATGTGATTTACTTGGATTCGGCAAACTCTATTATCTTCAACACAAGCGGAGAAGGTCTTAATACTATCGTAAAAGGGTTTACAGTTGGTCAATTCGGAAAAGATGCTTACAAGCAAGTTATCGGAGCTGATAACGCCTTTACAAGAATATGGTTGCAGGAACTTTACCGTGATGAGTTCGATATGGAAGCGGGTTGGGCAGTTGCATCTGAACACAATATCAGAAATGCAAGCTTAGATGGTGTGAATGATGCTAAGGTAGTATTTGAAGTTATTCCAGGGGCAACAGATACAACGGTTATATTTTCAGTTAAAACGGCCGCGGATAAAAAATCAATTGATTTAGGAGGGTTGTTACCAGCTGATTTACAGCTTACAAAAGACGGTGTTGTTGTTGCTTTTAGTACGATAACCCAAGATACTACAACGCTTAACTATACAGGTGCTGTTGCATCAGCCCTTACTGCCGGTCAAGTTTTGACTTTGCGTTTGAACAACGTGGCATTTACAACCGGTATCATTAAAAAAGGTAACAGGTTGTATAAGTCAAATACTACAAGGGTTACAGTTGTTGCATAAGTAATTGGGGTTCACTCAATAGAATTTTCCGCACCTTTTAACTAAAGGTATTTGGCATCAGGTGCGGACTTTCAAAACAATCAATTTTATTTGATTGATGCGATAAATGTTGGTGAAGGCATCGATACACATTTTTCAAATAAGATTTACAAACCTTAAAAGTTTACTTGATGACAAGGAATGAATTAAATAATGATATTGATGAATTAATCACTGATAAGGCTTTGCCAGGAAGTCTTACGCCAGAAGACGAGGGAAGCGCCTTGAAGTTGGTTGCTGACTATGTAGATCAACAAGCGCCTATTAAAGTTCAAGGAAACGTTGCTTTAAGTGCGACTCCATCAGAATTGCCGAATGACATTAATATGTGTTCTTTCAATGGTGGTGTAGGATATTTGCCATCTACTTCTGTAATTGGAAAAGAAGTTATTGTTTTTGCTGTAGCCAATATCACAATTAGGGCCAATGTAGCTAATACTAATAACCTTTCGATAGCAAAGTTTCAAACATTCACAAATGAAGTTGCTATAGCAGTTGGAAAAGGAGTAAGGTTTACATTTGTTGGATTGGGATATTGGCAAGCCGAATTTTTAAATCCTGATAATGGAGTCTTAAACGCCACTACATCAGCTTTAAGCTTGGCTTCATTAAACAGTAATTATCCAAATGCAATATATCCAAATGGATTTAGTGTTTACTGTCCGAGTATTTCGGGTGGTGGATTGGAATACACAAAAACAGGGGTTGCAACTTGGATTCAAAAAAGTATCACAGCAGTTATATAGATTGGTTATTATTTCAGAAACCTAAAAGGAATGGGAGTTATTTCCTATTCCTTTTTTCATTTTAAATTATATGGCAGATGTAACGGTAAAGGATTTATTGGACAATCTAAGGAAAGCCTACGATGAAATACCCGAAACTATTTCAGATTCATTGTTTGCCAATTCAGCAAAAGTAATATCATTACAGCAAGGGCAATTATATGATGGTAAGACAAATAAGAATCAGGATATTAGACCGCTTTATACGGAAGACCCTTTTTTTAAGACACCAAGACAAGCACGGGCTTATATAAGTTGGAAGCAAAGATTAACGCCAAACTCAATAAGAAATCCTAATGCTCCTAACCTTTACATAAATGGTTATTTTTTCAATAGTTTGAGAATGTTCAATATCGCAGGAGATGTTATAATAAGGAGTTCGGCTGGTGGTGAGATTGGTAAATTGGATGATAAGTACAAGGATATATTCGGATTGTACGAAGAAAATCAGAATTATGTAAATAACGAAATAATCATACCTAAGATATGGGAATTACTGGAAAAACACGTTTAAGGAAAACCACACTATATAAAGATTGCAACGAGTTAAGTATTTGGAATTATATCCAGATAATGGCAACAAAGGATTTAAAGTATCTGATTAAATCAGGACCATCTACATCAAATGAAAAACTTGCTTCCAAAATGGAGGAAATAAACAAGGAGTTTTCTCAATTGCGAGGCGAGGAAACGATGGTAAATAAGTTCGATTTGCTTTCATACAAGGAAGAGCTAAACTTGCAAGTACATTATGGTTCAATCATAGTTGATAGGCTATACAATAGAATTACATTAAATCTAATTGCCAAGGAAACATTTGACGGATTGATTGCAGAATTAGAGAGTTGGGGTTTTTATCTGGATAAGGAAAAACAATTGATTGAAGAACTTGAAAATGTGAGAAATGAGATTAACGCATTGCAGACTACAATAGATTCGTTACAGGCGGAAATATATCCGGAAGTTGAAGAAAAGGAAATCGATGAGAATGATAATGTTTCATTAAACTTTAATTCTATATTATTGACTTACCAAAGGATACTGAAAATTGACAGGATTAATCCAAAAAAGACCTCATTGTTGGAATTTGTAGCAATTGAGAAACAAGTAAAAGATACCATTAAAAAGACTAAAACAGAAAAATAATGGCTGGTACATTAAACAGGGTAGTTGAGGAAGTAGCAAGGGAACAAGTATATAAATTGATTGGTGACCTTGAATTATTGGACCAGCAATTAATTGACAGCTCCAAGAATGCAAAGAACTTTTCAAAGAGTTTCTCTATGCCTACATTGTCCAACAATGATATGAATAAGAAGCTTTTGGAAAGCCAGAGGATTATCAAGCAACTTCAAGCCGATTATAAAAAGCAGGAGGAACAATTAAACAAGCTTTCGCAAGCCACTACAAAGCATACAACAGCGGTAAACAAGCTTACGCAAGAACAACGTAATGAAATAATAAACAACCGTGAAATACGCAAGGAATTAGACGGT